GGCAAAAGGTGAGCGACCAACTCAGTGCTAACCGAGTCGGATGCAGACGACAGGTCCAGAGTTGCTAAAGCTCCGGTAAGAGAACCGTACTGCGCCAGTCGTTGATTACGCGACTGATCAGACGTGTCCTGCCCAACGCGCAGCAACCTACCAGCCATCCATCGACCGAGACCAGCCTGTAACATAGTGTTACACGTTGGCTCGATCATGATTGACCGGTACGTTTTCGCGTTTTTCGGTACGAACGACAGTTTCCCGGTATGAAGTTCAACGGGAACTGTCCAGATCTCATCACCAGATCGCGACAAGCTATCCGCGATCGAATGAACCTGAGAATATCCAGGCACCTCTTCAAGAAAAGAAGAGATGAGAGGTAGCATGTCCGTACTACAAGATGGAACCTGTGACAGCTTAACGCGGTAACAGGCATTTCTTCTTAATACAGAAGTAGTAGCACCGGGTCCGAAACGGATGTCTAGCTCAGATAAGCTAGGAACATCACCGAGGCATTGGGCAATTTTCTGCTGAGCCACGTACAATACGTGTTCAACAGTGCGGTCGAATGAAAATTCGCCGCACGCCCATTTGCGAAAGAGGATGTTCGTTTTTAAACACTCCACTTCAGACTCATAGAACTTCCTACGCGCTACGCTTTCCTTGTCTGCACCAATATCTAAAGGCTCAAGCTTTTGAAAATAGCCAAGAGCCTGACGGATATCGAGCAAACAAGAAGCAGAAAGCTGTCCGCTGTAGTCAGGTTCAAATGCGCACACAGCTGCGAAGTCGCCAGAGCGTATAAGCTCAAGTAGGCGGCGACCAGCCGAGCCACTCGCGTGGCAGTGCGACGATGCGAGATCCGAGAGGATTTCAATCGAAGAGTCATAACCGAACTCCTCGTTCCATGCAACTTTATAAGTCATTGCATAACTCCTATAAGGAGGGTTAAAGAACGATGCTAGGTGGGTGCTACTGCTGTATCAATAAGCAGAGGCGCCGGACCAGCAGTTGCCGCAGCCACGGAAGCCGTGATGTTGTTCATGATATTAACGAGCAACATACGCACAATCCGTGTATCGGCAATAGTTGCCCGTTCACTAGAGAAGCTAGAAGCTTCGATCGTGTTGACGTAAGCAACTTTTGGAGCAGCGGTATAACCAGCAGCATTCGCGCTGGTGACTGATTCCATTACTGGGATCTCTACTCGAACACTCCTGCGCCATATACCCGATGGAAGCTGAAAAGACTTCATCGTAACTTTACCTTGAGCGTCGAAAGGGATAGAAA